ACATGGACCTTGAGCGGTACCTAGATCAATCCCAAGACTTTGAGTGGTGCGACGACGGGGCACGTGAGCGGTGTATCGAAAAGGACGTGCTAGTCACGCTAAGGGTCTACCCCACAACGCCGGTAGGGTTCGTCGAGATCGCGGGCGATACGCTGGAGGCAGTTTGCGCGGCGATGCAATCCGCCCTCACCCCACCGACCCTCACTCATAAACCTTCACCACAGACCGACGCGGAGCAGGCGAACTGACCGCGTGCATCTTCCGCCTTGGCGTGATGGGCATACCCAGCAAGCTCGCCGACTCACGGTCAATCAGGCCCTTCGTCACAAGCCGGTCAACCGCGTCAAGCATGTCCGCGGACTTGCCCTCGGTCATCGCCATCGACTGACACGCCACGTTGCAGGGCAGGGCCGTGACGCTCAGCTCGAACCAGTCCCATTCACGCACGACCGAATGAGGGGTGGACCCGTCCGCCGACTTGAACCGCTTCCGCTCATCCTCGGTCGGCGCCCCGTAGTCCTTGGCGACGAAGCCGATGGATACCCCGATCTGGCCCGTTTCCTCAACGATCCGCATGGCCGCGTTGCCCAGCGGGTTGTCGTGCAGGTGCATCTTCACCCGCCACGCCTTGTGGTCGGTGTCGCTCGGGTACTTGTATAGGTGTCGGAGCACGCCGACGACGTTGCCCAGGTCATACACGTGGTCCGCGAATATCTGCTTGTTCCGCTGGAAGTACGCGGTATTCGCGCCGCCCGGAATCACGACCTCGTTATCCAGGTCGATGTCATCGGTGTTGGCGATCACCTCAAGGTGGCGAGCACGGTTGTCGTCGCTCTTGACGATGATCTGCGCACCCTTGCCGAATGAGGAAACCACGCCAACGCGGGCGTCGTCGTCAATCCCAGGGTGCCCCTTGAGGCGGTGGAGGATGTTGGTTGCGTTCATGGGGTGTCTCCGAGTGGTTTGCCGCAGTGTGGGCAGCGTTTCTTAGGCGGCGGCGGTGCTGATCCCTTGGGCCTGTTTGGTTTCGCTTCCTGCTTGGCTTGAGCGGTAAGCTGCAAGTGCCTCCGATATCTGTCGATCCTGCGCCTGCCGATAATCATCACTCCCCCTCATACTTGAATGTGATTCCGCACCTGCAATTGATTCCCAACGGTGGGGCGTACAGGTCACGCGAGAACGTATCGCCTTCGATCGTCTCCCCCGCCTTCACAATCGGCTCGTCGATCGGGGTCCAGCCGCGCGCCGCAATCGCCGCGTGTGACTTGCGAACACCGGGGGCCGTCAGGATTCGGTATTCCTTCACCCCCACCGCAATCGCACCCTCGCGCTTGCCCGTCTGGACCGCTCGCTGTGTCTCCGTCCGGGCAATCGCCTCGGCCCGGTACTCGGGGAAGCCCGACATCTCCTCGGCCACCTTGTCGATCGACCAGCCCTGCCCAAGCCCATTGCGTACTGCGACCTCGGCCTGACGCACGGTCGTGTCTGCGAGTTCACCGGCGAGTTCAAACGAGTAGGCGTCCAACGCACGCAGCGCCCGCTCGGGCACGATCTCAAACGCCTCATCGGGCACGCTCTGGCCGTGCTCGCCGGACTCGAGATAGTTCACGATACCGAAACGCACGATGTCACCCATCGCGTCCGCGAACTGCGGGGCGGCCTGATCGACGATCGGTTTCAGGTCCGGCGTGCGGCCATTGCCCACGGCCTCCAACGCCTCGTCCTGCATGTCCGCTACAACGTCGCGTGCGAGCGAGAACACCCGGCCCCGGTACTTCTCAAGCGCCTGCCTCAACACCGGGTCATTCGCCGCGATGTCGTCATCGTCCTTGGTCCGACGCTGCCCGCACTCGCCGCAGTCTCGCCAGAGGGGGGATTCGTGGGTGCCGAGGATGGATTTGAAATCGAACGCCTTTGGTTCGAGCTGCTCGGCCTCCTCATCGCCAGATCCGGGCGGGTTGGGTTCATCCTCGGTGGCCCGCTCTGCCTGATCGGGCTTCGGCGCCGAACCACCAAAGCTGCCCAGCAACCCGCCAAACGGGTCCGCCTGTGCCGATGCTCCAAGCGGCTGGCCGTTCACCATCAGCTTGTTCGCGTTCTCGTCGTCGATCTCGTCAAGGCCAAGCTCCACGCGGACCTCGTTCGCAGTGCGGACCCCGTTAAGCCAACTGGTACGAAGACGCTCCTCATAGATCGCCTCGTCCTTCTCAACCAGCGGGTCATACGCCAGCGCGTAATCGTCCGGGTCCAGACCGAACCACTGCAACAGCTTGACCTTCTGCGCCGCGTCCTGCTGCAACGCCGGTTCGATCACCTGACCCAGGAACCGGGCATCGCCCATCAGGGCTGCCGCGTAGGTCGCGTCCCCACTGTCCGCCTGCGCCTCGTCGTGGCCGTATGCACGGCGGACGGCCTTGAGCGCCTCTTCCCGCTTGGGCAGGGACATCGCCTCTTTCTCGGGCCACGTGATGGGCGTCACCTTGGTCTCGCCTGTAATGACAAGGGGCTTGACCCAACTGCGAACACCGCCCGTCCCGAACTTGGACGTGAGCCGCTTGATGAACGTCTTTTCCTGGGGATCTGAGGTGCCTTCGGGTAAACTCACGATCATATCCGGGCGCAGCCCGTTCTTCGTCATCGCAATGTCGAGGATCACCGAGTCTTTCAACTGGTCCACATACGGCAAGACCTCGTGCAGCGGGCACGTCCCGTACAGGGGCGTCAGCATCGACGGGAACAGCTTGTAGTGGATCACCTCGTCCGGGCTGTAGGAATGCCATGATGTCTCCGCGCGTCCGTAGACGTACTCCTTGATGCCCGCCTCGTCGTCGCCCACGATATTGACGTGCTGGGCGAACATCGGGTAGAGCTGCACCGGCGTGGTGCCTGAGAACGAACCCAGCTCATACGAGTTGCCCGTCACCCAACGGAACTGCCAGCCGAGCAGATTGATCTGGTTGCCGGGGAACATCCAGTTGGGGTTGCGGATCAGATCGAGCAGCGGGTGCGCCGTGACCTCGACCATCTCAGCCCCGCCCAAGGTGAACTCGGCGAGCTTGCGGCCATACTTGCCCCGCTGCATGTCCTTGTGACGCTCCACCGCCTTGCGTGCCCGTGTGCCCCTGCGGACGCCAGCGGACCCCGCCCGCTTGTACAGACGCAGCGTGGCCGAATCGCAGATCGTGGCGTTGATGCGGGCACAGATCGCGGCCTCGCCGAATGCGCGGGAGATCAGCTCGATGGCCTCGGGATTCAGCCCGTAGTGGCGTGCGAGCTGCTCCTGCCGCTTGAGCGTGTCACCCCATACCTCGGAGTTGACCTCCTGCTTGATCTTGGGGGCGGCTTTTGTGCGTAGTCCGAACATTAGGTAGCCTTCCAATCGTGGGGGTAACGCACGCTTCCGTCGCTGTTTATGTGGTGAATCACGCGAATAGGGTCACCGTACAGCATGCGGCCCTCGATTTCGGACAGCGGCGAGATGCCGAACTTGCTGGCGTACAAACGGGCCTCGCCGACCGTGAGCGGCGTGTGAGCGTCCTCATACGACGGGTAGTCTGGGATCTTGTCCGCAGCGTCCAGTATGTCCGCAAGCGTGACTCGTGACCAAGTGCTGCTCATCACCACCCACCTCCATAGCCGAAGCCGTTCACTGGTTCCCAACCCGCCTCGGGGTCTTCCAAACGCCTCTGCTCGAACGTCTTGGGTTCATCTTGCTTCTTGACCTCATCGGGGTCGGGACCGAGCACGCGAAGGCCGCGTTGCTGCGAGATCCAACGAATCCCGTACCGGATCGGGTCCATTGCGTGGTCGTTGATCTTCCGAGGTTCGTCCTTGAGGCCGTCCCGATTCTCCGCCCACTCGTAGGTCTCAAACTCCCGAACCACGTCCGTGCAGCACTCATCCACGCTGAACTGGTTGTTCGCAAGGTAGGCCTGCACAAGATTGATCCCGTGCAGCACCGAGCCCGGCCCCTTGTCGCAGGGCTTGGCCCGAATGCCGTCTTGTTGCAATGACAGGATCAGGTCTTGGGCGGCGCTGTCAACCACCACGAGCGTGTCGCCGTCGCACAGGCCCTTGATCGCGGCCCGCTTCTGGTCGCTCGCCATGCCCTTTTCGTAGATTTCTCGGGCAACGTGGAAGTGCCCATCGGGGCTCACACGCACATCAAGGGCGCAGAACGGGTGTACAACGCCGTCGTCCACGCAGATCATGCGATCCCACCCGGTCACGTTCACCGACCGCACGTGGCTGTCTCGGCTGAACTGCGGGTAGATCAGGCCGTCCGTGCCGCACCACTCGCCGAGGAACATGCGGCGGTAGTAGAGCGTGCCCTCATGCCGCCTGAACGAATCCAAGTACGACTGGGGCAGGTAGATGTTGTCGCTGGTCTTGGTCAGGATGATCTTGCATCCCTCGTCCGGAGTCTGCTTCTCGGGGCTCAGGCCCATCATCTTGGCGTACCAGTGCGAGGGGGTCGCTGGGTTCGTAAATGAAAGCACCTGCTGAGGCACGCCGATCTCGACACGCACGCGGGTGTCCACCGCACCATAATCCTCCTCTGTCAACTCCACGACCTCGTCAATGCCAGCACGGGTGAGGTTCATGGACAAGACCGATTCGGGCCGCTCGATGCCGCTATACAGGATCGAGCCTCCCCCCTTGACCTTGATCTCGCACTCAACCTTGTTGTGGGTATAGGAGTCATAGGGCAGCACGGGCGGGGCATCGCCATCGCCCTCAAGCAGCGTTTTAAGGGTGGACTTCTTGAGACCCACGAGCGTCTTTCGAAACAGGCCGTAGCGGGCACGGGGCTCGCCGGCACAGTGGATGAGTGCGTCGATGCATGCGCACCGCGACTTGCCCGCGCCGACCGCGCCGGAATAACAGACATGCCGCTCCGTTGAGAAGATGGCAGCGTCCTGCTTGGGGAGCAACTTGTGGCGGACTTCAGTCATCGCCCTCCCCGCCGGGTCGCTCAATCGTGATCTTCAACGGTGCACCACCCGCCCCGGAATGCTCAAGCTTCTGGAGATCGCCGTAGACCTTGGGCTTGGTCACACCCGCCAGCCAGCGCAGATTCTGGGACGCTTCCTTGAGGCCCTGGACTCGCGTGATGCTGTCCGCCGTCTCGAAATCATCGCAGTAGGCGAGCATCCGGTCTGCGTAGGAATCCGCAGCGTCCTCGCGTGCACGTGCATAACGGGCGCGAAACGCCTCATTTTCCCCTCTCCACCGCCTGATCGTTTCCTTGTCAGGCATGTCGGCATCACGGCAAATACGTCGCAGCGACTCCCCATCCGCGATGCGTGTGCAGATCACTTCTGCGAGTTCATCCGTGTATTTTGATGGCCTGCCTACTTTAGCCATTGCTAACCCTTAAAAACTGCGATTAGAATCCGTCCATGTTCCGTATTTCAGCGTTGGCGTAGCCCGTCGCGGATACGCGAGCGGTTTCCGCTTGTGCCGACGCTGCCGATTGTGAAGTTCCAGTCTGTGTTTGCCGTGTAGCCCGCGAACGGGAGTGACGTGGACTGTGAGAGGAATGCCCCCATCGGGATGTAGATGTACACCGCTCCGCTTTGGCCGAGCAGTGACAGCCCGGTGAGCGTGACTTCTGTTCGGTCCCCGATGTTGATGGTCGCGTCCGCCGCGTTGATCGAATCGAGCACTGAGTCGTCTGAGACCTGGCGGAGTTCGATCGTGCCGGTGCCCACCTTCATGTTCTCGCTGAACTGCATGTCAGGCGTGGTTGCTGTGGGCACGCCGGTCGCGTTGTCTGCGGGCGAGAGTTGGGCGACGGTCGGCGGTGTCGAGTCTTCGTCCACCCCACCGCGATTCTGGGTCTGGCCGGGCGTCCACGGTGAGCCGAACGCATCGCCGAACACGCCGTTCGGTACGGTTGCGGTCCCGCCGCCGGTGGGCACGAACGAGGAATCGAGCGTGACCGATGCGTAGGTGGTGCCTGACGTTGCGGCGTTGGATGTCCACTGTGCCTCTGACTGGTTCACGCCGTCGATCCGGCCAACAACCGCCGCCTCGCCTTCTGTCTCGGAGTCCTCGGGAACGGTGTTGTTTGTGAATATGGAAGACGACACCGATGCGTAAAGGTGCATGAACCCGTATGCGTTCGGGGCGGTGTTCCCGTCAAACGTGAACACGCAACCTTCGATGAGCACGTTGGCTTCCACGTTGGCATCGGACGTGCCTTCGATCGTCCCAAATACGTTGTTGGTCTCAGCGAGTGCCTCACCTGTCGCCACGATTGTGCAGTGCCCGATGTAGAATCTGCCCGATGCTGTGGAATCACGGTTCAGTCCCATGCCGCCTGGATACTGAGCGCCTGTCGGCGTGTTTCCGGTGACCGGCAGCATCTTCTCATCAGAGATGATGCAGGAGACAACCTGCACCTCGCCAGCGTCGTATGCGTCGATGCCGTTGATGTGGCACTGCTCCACACGGACGTGCTGGGCGTTCCCGCCGTCGCCGCCGATGCTCATGGACGTGCCGACAAGGTTGCACCCAAAGATGCTGGCTCGTTCGCACGCTTGGACCCGGAGCGGGTTTTTCCCGCCGTGGCTTGACTGATTGACGTGGTTGTGCCCGAACGTCAGACGGCCAAGGCCGAGGTTGAAGCGGTGCGGGCGCTCGGTCGTCACTGCCCCCGCGTCACTGTCGATACACGCGAGATCCACGGTATGGGTAGATGTGGAGACGAAGCAAGAAATCCAGCCGCGTACCGTGGCGACCCCGTTGGCCTTGACTCGGAGGTAGGCGAGGCGGGAGCCGTCGGCCATTGTCCCGCCGAAGCCCTCGAAGGCATAATCCGGCGTGCTCTCGTCGAGTTCGATGTCGGCAAAGCACATATCGACGTTGACACCCGACGGTGCGTTGACCAGCTTCTTTCGACCGTTGAGGACAAGGACGTGCCCGGCGTGGTTGGACAGGGACGTGATGTTGACGACCGACCCGCCCGGTGTGGCGAGCAGCTTGATCGTGTTCGATCCCTGCTTGGAGACGTAGTAGACCTCGTCCTGGGTCAGTCCGCCGGGGAGGTTCGTGCTGCTGCTGAGCGTGGCCGCGTAGTAGATCGGGTCGTCGTCGCTCGCCGCGTCATAGAGTTCAGAGGACACCACGATCGTGTCTGATCCGGTGTCACACACGGCGGAGTCCGAGAAGTCCACGACCGCCGTGACCGCGTTGGATGCCTGTACGTTGAATCCCCGGAACGTGCATCGCCTGAGCGTGCCCGATCCGCCGTTGAACTCGAATACCGGCGTCTCTCGGTCGAGTTGATCGGTGTCGAGGTTGACCAGCGTGCCCGACGTGCCCCACCGCCAAACGACGTTGACCCCGTCGACAGGCAGGGATTTGGTTTGGTGGTACGTGCCGGGTGCGACGTTGACCAGCACCTTGTCCAGTACCGCATCCATGAGCGTAGCCATCGTGTCAATGTTGCTGATCGCGTCACCGCTCTCGCCGCTGCCGTCGTTGAGGATCTTGAAGCTGAAATCCTTCCAGATAAACTCGCCGCTGTCAGATCCACCCACACCCCAACCGTTGATTCCGCACTCGGTGTTACCCGAGTAGGTGGACGTGGTGTGTGTCAGTTCGAGGTTCCCGTCCACATAGACGTTGATCTCGCTGCCGTCGTCCGTCACCTTAAGTACGTAATCGGTGTTAGCGGCCACGGTAAAGGCGGACTCGGCCAGCACTGAGAATCCAGTGCGGTTGACGATCTGAACTTTGTCTCCGTCTTCATTCAGTCCGACGATGAGCCACGAAATACCCCCGCCATATCTGAGGCAAAATCCGTTTGCTACCGTTTCACCCGCCGCTGTGAATCTGACGGTTGATTCAAGTACAACCTGCTCAACGCCGTAATCAAGCGTGGCGATAGACATGCCCACGCCGTCCTGTGTAACTGCCTCAAGAGCGCCAGAGCCGTCGGTAGCAAGCGTGCCCTTCCGAACGGTCCAATCCCGCTGATACAGGTTCTTGTCCGGGTCAATCGCGTCGATGCTGGTAGACGCGGAGTCGGTGAAGTCGGTCTGGTAGATTTCGCCCTCGGTGTTCGATGCTGAGTCATCGACATAAAGCTGGGTGTAGGTGCTCGCGTCGGTGATGGTGGCCGATGTCGTGGCGGTGTCGCTGCTCGCGTCCTCATCGAGACAGGTGAACGTGGCATCGAGCGTGCCTGCTTCGTCGGGCAGCACGGGCATGTCCCAGAACTTGGCATCGTCGAACACGTCCACTTGGGCGTCAAGGTTCGTGCTGAACCCGTTGGCGGTGGTGAACTGCGGGAACCGGCAGGCGTTCCATGACATCGAGCCGAGGGACGTGCCAGACCACGACGGCTGTTGTTCCTCGATCTCGCCGGTTGCCCCGGTCGTGGAACCACGGAGGAAGATCACGCCCTCAACAGGGGTGACGGCGCCGGTGTTCGATTGCACGGCTGCGGATGCTGATATCGCCATTACTCAACCCCCTGTGGATCGCCCACGTCCATGTTCCTGTCCACCCGGTGACGCTCAAGGCCCATCCGGAACTTGCCGCCCAGCCGGTCAACCTCGGCCATACGCCGATCAATCGCGTCCTTGCCGCTCTCTCGTGCTTCGTACCACCACAGGGGTGTGGCGCCCGACGCGGCGATGACCTCGCCCATGACCAGCGCCTCGTACTCGGTCATCTCAAGCCGGGTGGTCCCGCTGGGACGCACGCTGAACTGGAAGGCCAGCATGATCTCCACACCATCGAGGAGCACCGCCCGGATCTCCCGCAAGGCCGAGAGTGTGTTGAGCATGTAGCGGCGCTCTTCAACACTGCCCGGCTCAAACTGCGTGGCGATGTACACGGGGATGACCACGAAATCGAACAGCCGCCCGACCGCCTTGAGGTTCTCGATGCTGCTCTGGCTGATCGCGGTGTGAGCGTTGGCGCGGATGCACACCGGGCCGTAGATGCCCGCACGGTTGCCGGTCTGTCGGATCTCCCCGGCGAGGATCAGCTTGATGAACAGTTGACTCTGGGTGTTCACCCGAGTGTTCGCGTAGTGGTCCTGGTACTCCCAGTCGATGTAGACGTCCTGACCGGGTGCCAGCTTGCGGATGCGGTCGATGCCGGTGATGACCTCGGGCGAGTCGATGGACAGGTGTGGGTCGCGTCCGAAGTCAACCTGCACCACCGGCGTGGGGTGGACGTTGAAGCCGTGGAACTCGATCGCATCGACGGCAGCCGGGCGGAGCGCCTGATCGTGGGTGACGCATAGGTGGATCATGAGCTTGCCCCAATCCCCGCGCGGGCAAGCGTGATCTCCATCTCACGGTTGTCTTTCTTGATCGACTCAATGTCCTTGGCGTACCGCATTTGCTCCGCCTTGATCCGCTCAATCTCGATCGAGTTGGCTTGCGTCGATGAGTGGATGCGAAAGACAAAGAACAGCACGGCGGTGAGCGAGCCGAGCACCGAGAGCACGGCGACGACCGCGCTGGTCAGCGTCACGATGTTGTCAATCGTGCTCGGGCCGCTGGCGATGGTGGCGAACAGGTCAATCACGGAATCGCCTCCATGACCGTATCAAGCCGCCTGAGAAGATCGCGTAGGCGTCCGACGTCCTCGGGCCTCGGGTTGATGCCTGCCGCCTTGTCTCGGGCTTGCGAGACCATCTCCCGCGTGCGTGCGAGCGACGTGTCGCGCTCCCGCAACTGTGACTCAAGCGCCGACACGCTCCCGAACCGTGCCCCATACCAGAGGAGTAGACAGGCGATGATGATGAACCCTGCCACAATAATGAGGCACAGACGAGCGAGCAGTCTCTCAGTGGGTTTGAACTGTTCTGCGAGATAGGCACGGTCATCTGCCACTCACCTTCCTCATGCCTCAAAGCACGATGCGTGATTCGCGCAGTAGTCCTGGAATGCCTGATTCGCGTCCACCTTGGGATCAAGCAGCTCGATCTGGTAGAGGATGTACGCCACGTCCGCGCACTTCTTCTGGTTCTCGGTCGCTCCGTCCGGGTACGCCTTCTGCGGGTTCGGCGAGGGCGTGCCCTCCTGCGCGTAGTGCATGGCGTTCGCCTTGATGAGCGAGGCGAGGTCGATGCCTGCCTGTTCCCAGAGCTGGGCGAGCGAGTCGAGTTGCTGGGTGGTGTAAAGCGACATGGGCGGTCCTTGTGAAAAACCCCGCCCCCCGAAAGGTAAAGGGGCGGGGCGCAGGAAGAGAGAGGTCAGGTTCCAAAGCCCATGCTGCGGGCTTTAGCGAAAATGTCATCCACCGTCATGCCCAACTCAATCTCGGGGTCGCCAACTACCTTGGCGAAATCACGAAGCAGCCGCTCGCGGTTGGAGTAAAAATACTCCTCACCAAACAGCGACTTGAGAACACGGGATGCGATAGCTTTCTTGCTCATTGCAAGTCCTTTCAGGTCGTTTGCTTGATCTTCTTGACGGCCTTCTGAGTCTTGACGCTCATCGACTTGCGGAGGTCGTTGCCGCCGTCGCCGTCGATCGCGGCGCGGATCGCGGGGCTGGACTGGATAGACGTCACGATGTCCTCAGTGACCGACTCGGCTGATTTCTGCTTGCGACGGAACACGCCAGCGAGCAGGCCGGTAAGCACGGTCGAGCCGCCAAGCAATGCCTCGGCAACCCCGATGCCGCCAACCAGCGTGTTTTCCCATGCGTCCGCGTCACGATCGGCTTGCGTCCGCCAGTCGTCGGCGAGGTCTTCCATGAGTGCCGCAACGTCACGGGCAGCACCGGGCGCATCCTCTGCCACTTCCAGCACCCGCGCCGCTTCGTCGGCGAGCGATTCAGGGACGTACACACGCAACGCCTCAATCAGGTCGGCGTGATCCACCGTGCCCTGCTCAACACGTTCGGCAACTTGTCGGACTTGGTTCGCGCCACGATCCAGCTTGTCCGCGTTCTCACGGAGCCGGGCAGACGAACACCCGGCAAGCACAAGGATCATGGAAATCAGGAGGACGCCAAGCAGGATGCGTGATCGCATGGGATAAACCCTTCCTCAGAGAAAGGGTTCGTGCTTGGTGCCCGTAGTATACCCGTTCGTGTTCTACATGGAACACAGAAACCTGACTTTTTCCAGACTTTTTACCAGCCCTGATGATTCGTGATGAATCGATTCACCAAAGGTGATTCAAAGATGAATCGCGCCCCCGGCCACAACTTTCCCCACCTACCCATTCCCCACAAATTTGTGCGAAATTACACAACCTTGACCCAGACAAGTCGTATACCACCCTGATTATGTATGAGCGGCGCATGATTCAGGCCGCCAACCATGATGCAGGGGCAGGGGAAACACACACACCGATACCTATCAGCAGCTACGCGGATCTACGCGCACCTACAGAGGAGCAACCATCCGTCCGCATCTATGTGAGGCAGGGGGAGCAACCACCCAAAGTGGTGTGCGATGGGGCTGTAACTGTAGAAATCATATTGACTTGCGGGGACAGGGGCGGTACGGTGGCCCCGATGGAAGTTCAGCAATCCCAGCCCGTTCGGTGGGATGAGGTTCTTCGAGAGTGGGAGCGGGACGCGTCTGTCCAGCAGCTCGGAAAGGATCACACCACCCGCGTACCCCGCATGGTCGGGCGGATGTGCATCGCCCTCGGGATCGAGACAGTGGACGAACTCGACCGATCGAAGATGCGGGGCTATCTGGCGGGCCTGTCAGAGTCCGGGGTGAAGGGTGAGCCGCTGTCGCCCAAGACGATGCGGAACTACATCACGGCCTTCAATCGGTTCTTTGAGTGGTGCAGGCAGGCGGAGATGGCCCCCGCGTCGTGGGCGAACCCCTGTGACGGTATCCGGCTTCCACGGCTTCAGGACAACCCCAAGCGGGCGTTCACGCAGGATGAGGTTCTTGCCGTGTTCCGCGCGGCGATGCTCGATGAGACGCACGAACGCCCGGCGTTCACGTCCGGGGACGGCCTGCCCAAGATGCGGTCTGGCCTGTACTGGCTCATGGCGTGCACAGGGCTACGGGTGGGCATCGCGGAGCAACTGCGGGTCCGGCACCTGACGCTGATCGGCACGGCCCCGTGCGTGCACGTTCCGGCCACGGGGACGGGCAAGGAACGCAAGGCCAGGACGATCGCGATCTCGCAGCTCGACGCGCAGATATTGCGTGAGTTTCTGGCGCGACACCCACGCAAGCCCGGCACCGATGACCGCCCGTTCGATCGCCCGCACCCGCGCGTGTTCTACGCGGACCTTGAGGCGGGCGGCGTTTCCGTGCAGGACGGGTCGGGCCGGTGGCTTGGATTTCACAGTTTCCGCCGATTCCACGCGACCCAGCTTTTGCGGATGAAGGTAGACCCGAAGCTTGTGCAGAAGCGTTTGGGGCACAGGAGTTTAGAGACGACGACGAAGCATTATCGGGACATCGAGCACGAGGAGCACGCGGGGGTGGCGCGTGAGTTGGGCGAGAGTTTTTCTGCAAAAATGGAGACAAGCCCCTTGACTGGACAGGGGCTGATAGCCGATACTGATAACGCAAGCTCGCTACCAGCGATTGATAACTCAGAGACCCACGCCAAGAAGTGCGGCGTTGATTCGGGCCCAGTGAGCTTGCATTCCCTGCCCGGATCCGCCGCGCCTACTGGCGGCTTGCCGCGTTCCGGTGAGACGGTCTCGGGGATTCAGAATGTCGAAGTGGAGGACAGGGGACTCGAACCCCTAGCCCGAAACGAGCGGCATTCTAGGCCAGAGGACGGGCTTCTTGTTGAAGCCGCCGTAACTCTGGCGCGAATCCTCGATCGTCTCAGCGAGCGCCGCTGAGGAATGAGGAATGTCGGAAGTTCAGATCAAGTTTCAGCAGGACGCGCCGGAATCGAAGCCGGTGAAGACCTACACGGGCAGTGTGAGCGAGTGGCCCAAAGGCGTCTACCGGAGCAGTAACCAAAGGCATCTGCTTGTCAAATCCGCAAGCGACAGCGAGGGGGCGGCTTACTTTTTCAGTGGTCGCGTTTCTTGTATCTATTCCGTGACGTGTGAATACATCCGCGTCTCCGACAACCCCTGCATCGACTCCATGACCTTCGCCGGTTCGATGAACTACCCCGACGGCAAGCCGGAAGGGGGGCAGGCGTGATGGCGAACATACAAGCCGACCATCTGTATCTCGACAAAAACGGCGACTATGTAAAGCCGGGCGATGTTGTGCTTTACGACGACAACGGCAAAGAAGTCGAGTGCGTAGTTCTTTCCGAAGACTATCACTCGATAGACATGGAACACATTCTGGAAGCGTCGTCTGTCCACTGTAAGCGGTGTGACGGCGATCCTGTCTTTGTCTGCTTGTGCGACTGCTCTGCGGTGCCTTCATCAGGCCACCACCGCTTCCACCCGCCTCACGACGGCAAGCCGGAAGGGGGTGCGATGTGAGTCACCCCCTCTCAGAAATCATCACCCGTCGCCTAGACGAGATCGCCCTAAGCAACCCGACCGACCTCAAGGTGGGCGATTGGATTCAGTGGAGCGGTCCCGGTAACCCTACACAGGTATGGAAGGTGGACAAAGCCGCCAATCGTTTCTGGGCCTCTGACTTAGGCGGCTATGCAACTATGGATGGTCACGGCTACACCGTCGTCCCCGCACCAAAGGGGGTGGCCTCATGAGTCACCCCCTCTCAGAAATCATCACCGCCAAACTCAACGGCGACGACCCGCACGCCCGCACGACGATTCCGAATGGGCTGGCGGTGGAGATACGGGATGAGTTGAATCGGCTGTCCCGTTATACGAGCGTGACCGCTGATGGAGTCCGCGTGTATCTAGGTAGGCAGGTGTGGCTACCTGTTGACGTTAACGGAATACGTATCGCTCGTGAGTTGCAGGTTGGTGAGGACGGCGAGGCGCTTCACTGCAAGTTACTGGACTGCGACGACACTTGGGATTATGCAGAAGCTGTTGTAATGGCGTGCCTCGTGAGCGACACCTACGCATCGAAAGATGCTGCCCTGTCTGCTGAATCGTCGTATGACACGAAGGCGGTGACCTCATGAACCGCACCCAACTCCACAACCCAACTCAAGCGGATCAGGCGACATTGGAGCAGGCCGTGCGCCTGCTAGTCGGAAGCATCGGCAAGGACGCCGACCCTGTATCCGCTGTGCGGAGCGTGTTTTCCACGATCTGCATGAATGACACGAACGCGAACTGTGACGTAGCCATGACGCTTCGCGCATTGGATGACGCTGCGTTCGCCATACAGAACGAGGCGCACCAACTCTGGGATGCGTACACCGATGCCGCGTTTGAGCTCCAAGACAACCCAGAGATTCTCTCTCACCTGCGTGGCAAGGGGGCAGGGCACAGCGAAGTACCCGCTTCGTTGGCAGCCCTGCCCCCGCAGTGTGTGTCTCACGTTGTGAGGCGTCACGATCGGTCGAAGTGGATGGGCAAGCTGAACTCACCGGAGGTTGCGATCGCATCCGAGAACGCGGACGCGGCGAGCAACTGCCTTGTGGTGGAGCAGGCGATTGAGGATGCCCGCCCACTTCCACAGGTGTTCGTCGGTAACGAGTTGGCAACGGAGGAGGTCGAAAAAACCGTGAAGTACGGCTTTGTGATTCTTCCAAACGGCAAGCTGGGCACGCGTGAGATTGGGGGTGAGTCG